ACCCGGTGGCCAAGCGCATTCTGCTGACGAGGTGATGACATGGCGCGCGATGTAAAAGAACACGCCGAGGACAAGGACGGGCTGGCGAAGAACCTCGACAAGCTGAAAGTCGAAGGCGAGAAGATGGCCGACGCCGCACGCAAAGCGATGCAGGGCGACTCGCACGATAAAGTAATGGACGCTGTGACCGAAGCCACCCGCGCCAGCCCTTACGGCGCTGCTCACGTTGCTGTAATCGTAATCGCAATCCTCGCCATCGCCCTCGGCGTGGCGCTGCTGGTGTGAGGTATCTATGTCATTGACTACGCAACAACAGGCAACGCTCAAGGCATTTGTCGAGGCCGACCCGGTGCTCTCGACGTACCCGCATACCAGCGACGGGGCTTACGACATTGCCCGCTTGCTGCAAGCGACCGCATCGCCTGACTTCATCGTGTGGCGCACCAGCGTTACCCAAGATGAAATCATGCTTAATGGATTCGACTGGACGCGCGTCGATAATCTCACGGTCGGCCCGGCACGGGTTTGGGAGTGGATGTTCAGCAATGGGAACCGCGCTATCAATCCGAGCAAGATCAACGTGCGAGCCGGTATAGACGCTGTATGGAAAGGGGGCGCTGCTGACCTCGCTGTGCGGGCTGCTGTTTATGTCCACTGCAAGCGCAGCGCAAACGTACTCGAAAAGCTATTTGCAACGGGCACGGGCAGCGATGCCTCTCCTGCTACGATGGCGGTTGAAGGGACTATCCCTTACAACGAAGTCGTGTCCGCGATGGGGTGGTAAGAAATGGCAACCTCCACGATTAACTACGGATCGGATACAGCGATCACGTTCGACGTGTCCTCATTAGGCACGTCGAGCACGTTCCTCGCGGGCCGTGAATCGACGCAGATAGACAACACGACGAACAAGTTTGTTGACGCGGTTGTGACGTGCGACGGCATCCTGGGCCACGCATCAACCGCGCCGACAGTGGGGCAGCAGATTCTTCTGTACCTGTGGGGTTCTGATGTATCGTTGGCGACCACGCCGATTGATGTTCTCGATGGTACTGACTCGGCGGAAACGCTGGCGCATGATTCGGTACGGCAAAGCCTGACGTTGGTGGGATCACCCACGGTGACGGTTGCAACTGCTGGCTTGAAATATTACATCAAGCCGTTTTCGGTGGTTGATTATCTTGGGCACATGCCGAAGTTCTGGGGGCTGTTCCTCGCCCACAACCATACCGGCGCGCTCGCCGCCACGCAGTCGGGAATCTGGAGCTACTACGGCATCAAGTTCGATTCGGCCTAAGCCGTGAGTACGATAATACTCCCTAGCCGCTGGAGGCGGCAGCCGACAGGAATTGTAGGGATAGAGTCAGGCAGTATATTCGCGCAGAATCTTGTTGGTGCGTGGCTTCCGGGTGGAAATAACCTATTCGACGCTTCGGGGCGAATAGGTACGCTAATCGGGACTGGAACGGCTCCAGTTCCTACACAGAAAGGCATCGCGCACGACTTCACTAATGCGTATCTGACGAATACGAGCCAATCGCTTGCCACAAACGTCCCACTGACGTTTTCCGTGTGGATAAATCCGGACGCTCTGGATGCCAACAGACGGATATTTGACGTTTCCACCGGGACAACTGCAAACGACGTTATCGGGCTTCAATTAGGCAGCGGTGGAGACACTCTAAGCGCACAACATTACGACGGCAGCACAAACTCTACTGCCTCCTATTCGGTAGCAGGGCGATCCGGAGAGTGGCTTTTCGTTGCGGGCGTTTTCTCATCGCTGGCATCACGGACGCTTTATATAAACGGGGCTGAAGTCGCCTCAGACACCACCGCCGTAGTTGCTCCGAGCGGAATTGACAGGGTAACGATAGGATATGCGCCGTGGGCGAGCGGTGAGTATTTCGACGGAAAAATTATCGCGCCGATGCTATGGAATCGGGCGCTGTCTGCTGACGAGATACGGGCGCTTTACGAAAACCCTTGGCAGGTATTCAAGAAATCCGCCCGCATCCTCTACTTCCCCTCCGCAGGCGGCGGGGCGACGATTACGGGGGATAGCGGAAGCTATACCCTTACTGGCACGGCAGCGACCCTAAAGGCAGGCAGGAAGCTGGCCGCTGATTCCGGAACCTACAACTTAACGGGGACGGCAGCCGCTCTTAAAGTTGGCCGCAAGCTAACAGCCGATTCAGGAACCTACACCCTTACAGGGACAGCCGTAGCGTTCAAGCGCGGCTATGCCCTGGGGGCGGAGAGCGGAACCTATACGGTTTCCGGTACGTCGGTAAACCTTAAGGCGGGAAGGAAGTTAACGGCTGATTCCGGCAGCTACGCGCTGACCGGGACGGACGTAACGCTTAACTATTCCCCTGCTGGTAGCTACAACCTAACGGCAGAGAGCGGCACCTATACCCTAACGGGCACAGCGGCCACCTTGAAGGTAAGCCGCAAGCTCACAGCGGATAGTGGGGCATACACCCTAACGGGGACTGATGTAACCCTGTCCAAAGGGGTGAAGCTAACCGCTGATTCGGGTAGCTACACGCTAAGCGGCTCGAATGTCGCTTTCTCCCGCACCTATGTCCTAACGGCGGAGAGCGGCGCATACACCCTCACAGGGACAAGCGCAGGGCTTACGTGGAGCGGTGCGCCGGTAGTAGAGGCTCCCACGAATGGCGGGCCGAGCATCTACGGCAAGCCGGTATTCCGGGAAAAGCAATTCCGCAAGGAATACGAGGAACAGGTTAAGCGAATCGAGGACGAAAAGCGGTTAGCCCGCATTCTCCGCGAGGATGAGGAAATCACTGTAATCATGGCCCTAATGGCCGCGTGAGGTAAGCAATGGCGACGTACAACAAATTTCAGGCATGGGTAGAGAATCTGTGCGAAGGGGTGAACTGCGGCACAGACACATTCAAAGTTGCGTTTGTTGCGAACGCTAACGCTCCGGTAGCGACTAACAGCGTATTGGCAGACCTGACCCAAGCAACGACTAACGCCGACTCTGTGACGCTCACCACGTCAACGTCTGCGCACAGCACGGGCACCTATACCCTGCTGTTCGCGGATAAGACGATTACGGCGACGGCTGGCGGTATTGGCCCTTTCAGGTATGTGGTCATATACGATGATACGCCCACTAGCCCGGCTGACCCGCTGATGTGCTGGTATGACTACACGGGCACGGCGTCAGACGTAACAATTGCCAGCGGAGAAACGTTCCTGGTTGACTTCACCGGCTCGACCTTCACCCTGTCTTAACTCTGGACGGCCAACCCGCAAGGGAGCCGTATGCTTATGAGACTAATGATTAGCTACCCCACAAGCGGGATGCACTGCGCCGCGTTTGGGTACTCCCTCATCAACATGGTGGGGTATCTCCTCTCGGCAGACCCTATCCCCGATTTTCAGTTTCAGGTTGGATTAGCCCAAGGCTCCAACTGGATAGAGAACCGGGAGGACATAGCCGAAAGGGCGGTGGCCAACGGGTTCACGCATCTGTGTTTTCTGGATGATGACATGGTGTTTGCGCCGGATGTGCTGGTGAGCATGGTAGGCCACGCCAGGGCTGGTAAAGACATTGTTCTTACCAACTACCTCGTTAAAGAGTGGCCGCCCAAGACCTTTGTCGCAATGGGCATGGACGGGGACAGGTGCAATACGACTGATGCCAAGTCTGGACTAGAGGAAGTTCTAGGCTCGGGCTTTGGTGTGAGCATCATCAATACGGATGTGTTCAAGAAGGTGCCGCAGCCCTGGTTCATGCCGACATGGACTAAGGAACAGGGCTACTCAACCGAGGACTTGCCATTCTTCCGCAGGGCACGCCAAGCGGGATACAGGGTATGGCTAGACCACGATGCGTCAAAGAAGATTGCCCATAACGGCATGAAGCAATGGCACTGGCGGGAGGCTGTTTAACATGGCCGCGACAAGCGCACAGCGTAGGAGGGCGGTAAGCAAAGAAGCCCTGCGCGACCAATTGCGCGCCGGGGGGCATCTTCAGCATGTAGTTGATATGGCTAACACAATAGCCAATCCAGCCAATGACTTAGAACCCGACATGCTGGCTAGGTACAAGGTAGCCATAGACACCAAGCTTAAGTTGATAAACAAGTACCTCCCTGATGTGAAGTCAGTAGAGGTGACAGGCGAGGACGGTGCCCCGCTAGTGCCCACCAAGACGGTTATTGAGTTTGTCCACTCGCCGCATAAAGACGCCTGCAGCGTTTGAGTTCCTGTATGCGCCCAAGCGGGTAAAGGTGGCATGGGGCGGTAGGGGCGGCGCTAAGTCGTGGGCATTTGCTGATGCCCTGTTGGCTATGGCGAATGACCGCGAGCTTCGCATCCTCTGCGCACGGGAGATACAGGACTCTATCAAGGATTCTGTATATCAGTTGCTGGTAGATAGGGCACGGCTAGGGCAGTACCCCATCACTCCCAAGGTGGGAGAGATTGAGATGCCCAACGGCTCACGGTTCATCTTCAGTGGACTGTGGCGGAACATCGACTCCATTAAGAGCTTGGAATCGGTGGATATCTGCTGGGTAGAGGAGGCTAATACAGTCTCCGAAGATACGTGGCGCAAACTGATGCCCACTATCCGCAAGCCCGGCTCCGAGATATGGATTAGCTTCAACCCCGAGCTAAAGAGCGACCCGGTATATCAGCGGTTCATCGTGAACCCGCCCCCGTATGCCGAGGTGCGAAAAGTATCGTGGCGGGATAACCCTTGGTTCACCGATGAGATGCGCATGGAAATGGAGCATCTTAAGGCGACCAACTACGACGAATACCTCCACGTATGGGAGGGCGAGCTAAAGCAATTCGCTGATGGGGCGATATACGCAGCCCAGATCAAGACGGCACGGAAGGAGGGGCGGATAGGCAATGTGCCTATTGAGCGCACAGCCCCGGTTAACGTGTTCTGGGATTTGGGCAGGAATGACACCACGGCCCTAGTCCTGCATCAAAGGGTGGGGCTTAACAATCGGTTCATCCGTGGGCACGAATGTAGGCTAGTAGGCTTGGACTACTACGCCAACTGGCTCCGAGACTTCGCACGGGATAAGGGCATAATCTACGGCAAGCACTACCTTCCGCATGATGTGGAAGTTACTGAGCTAACCAGCAACATGAGCCGAAGGGAGACCCTGGAACGCTTGGGGGTCAAGCCGATTATCACTGTCCCGAGAATCCAGAGCATTGAGGAAGGCATAGCCCAGACTCGACGGGCGTTTGACTCCTGTTGGTTCGATGCCGAGGGGTGCGCGGAGTTGATAGAGGCGCTATCCAATTATCGGTATGTGTACGACGAAAAGTACGACACGTACCGTAAGACGCCACTTCACGACTGGTCTTCTAACTACGCTGACGCCTTTCGCCAATTCGGGCAGGGATACTCCCCTGATAGGGGATGGGATGCAGCACACAAGCCGAGCGATATGAGCAGGCGACGGGCAGAGAAACTGAAACCGGCCTTCCGGCCTAGCGCGAAGTGGGTAGTCTAATGGGCGATGATGAACTGGTGAACCTCATTGAGCGCAAGCTAGAGAATGCGATTAATGGGGATGGTTCGCCTGAAAGTGACGCCCGCCAAAAGGTTATGGACTACTACCTGGGTGAGAAGTACGGCAACGAGCGCGAGGGTCATAGTTCGGTAGTCACCCGCGAAGTGTTCGAGGCGGTGGAATGGGCGCTTCCGAGTGTGATGCGCGTGTTTTCTGGGGAGCGTGTCGCCTCGTTTGTTCCCGAAGGTCATGAGGATGAGCAGGCCGCAGAGCAGGAAACGGACGTAGTAAACCACCTGCTCTTTGAAATGGAGAACGGCTATCTCGCCCTCCAGTCTTGGGTTAAAGACTGCCTCATGTATCCCGCGGGATACTCAAAGATATGGGTTGAGCAGGTTGAAAAGGTCAAGACGGAGCGGTATCGCGCCCTGACCATTGAGCAGGTGATTCAACTCAACGACTCGGAAGGCATTGAACTGGTAGCGGCTACGGCTTACCCGACTGAATTGGGAGAGTTGTACGACGTTGAATGCAAGGTCACGACCACTAAGCCTGTCCTTCGCTTTGAGGCTGTCCCCCCGGATGAAGTGAGGGTTAGTGACCGGCACCGCTCTATTGAACTGGACGAGTGTGATTTCGTTGCCCACGTAACCCGTAAGACCCGCTCCGAGTTGTTGGAGATGGGCGTCCCTGAATCCATCCTTGATGCGGTGGGTGAAGGGTCGGATGAGACCAACGAATCCGTTAACCGTGGCCGGTTCAGCGTAGAAGACCCCGATGATGACGAAGGGGCGTTGAAGGAATACGACGTAGAGGAGTGCTATCTACTCGCCGACGTTGACGGGGATGGCATTGCCGAGCGTCGGAAGGTTATCAAGATAGGCCGGGAGATTTGGCAGAATGAGGAGGATGATTACGTCCCCCTGGTAGCGATGGCGTCCATCATCATGCCGCATACCCATACCGGGATGGGCATGGCTGAACCGGTGATGGATTTGCAGTTGATTAGCTCGACGCTGATGCGCCAGCTCCTGACTAACCTGTATCGCATTAACCAGCCGAGGAAGTATGTAGGCGAGAATGCCTTGCTGGAAGGCAGCCTGACGATGGACGCGCTGTTAGACGCGGCATCCGAGGTTATCCCGGTACGCGACCCCTCTGCCATCATGCCTGAGGTTATCCAGCCTCTCGCCCAAGCCATCCTGCCTGTCATGCAGGAAGTGACGCAGCAGAAGCAACTGCGGACTGGCATCAATCCGAATATCTCGCTTGACCCCAATGTGCTTAAGCAGAGTACCGAGGGCGCTTTCGCTCAGGCGATGGATCACGCTTCCCAACGCCTTGAACTGGCTATCAGGGGCATGGCTGAGACCGGGATTAAAACGGCGCTGAGGAAGGCCCACAGGCTGATTAGAGAGCACTTTGGCAGTGACCTCGCGGTCAAGTTGCGGAATACGTGGGTTCCTGTCAACCCAAGGGAGTGGGCTGAACGGACGAATCTGAAAGTTGCGGTTGGCATTGGCACCAAATCCAAGCAAGAGCGATTGGCTGGGGCGATGGCTATTGCCCAACTGCAAGAAAAGCTAATGGCTATTGGCTTGGTACAGCCTCAGCACATCTATGCAATGGCTTCCGAGGTAGTGGAGGCGAGTGGGTATGACGGTGCGGAACGGTTCTTTGTAGACCCACAGAAAACCCCAATTCCACCCAAACAGCCTGACCCCTTGATGATGGCACAGGTGGAAAGCCTGAAAGCCCAAGGGCAAGCGATGATGACCGATGCCCAAGCGAAGATGGCCCAAGCGCAGATTAAGCAGCAGGAAGCCCAGCTAGAGCGCGAACGGGCGATGTTCGAAGCACAGATGAAGCAACGGGAAGGGCAACTGAAGGCCCAACAGGCGCAATGGGACGCTCAGATAGCCGCAGGGAAGGCGAATGCCGAGGTACGGCACATTGACGCGGATACGCTCCTCAAAGCCGCTCAGCGGGTCAAGACGCTGGAAGAGGCGCGGGCATTGGACGCTGAGACAGATGCCGTCGAAACGGGTGTTACCGATTTTCTGAGAGGGATAGGCGATGCCCAAACTAATCAACCTGCTTGACCACGCGAACCGGGCAAGAATGGTAGTTCCGCAGAATCCCACAACGGACATTGCCGCTATCGTCATGGCCGGGCAGACGGCGATGGCTGAAGTCATCACCCGGAACTTTTCGGGAGAGATTAGCGACAAGGTGAAAGCCGAAATGGCTGCCTGCATGGGCGATATGTGCGCCCGTGTGGAAGCCGCTGTAATGGCGCGTGTTGACGAGCGGATACAAAAGGCCATATCTGCCATGCCAACCCCTGAGCGCATCATAGAGCGCATCACAGAGCGCGAGGAACCAGAAGAAGAAGACGACGAGCCTCAGACTGTCACGGTTCAACGTAAGGACGGGATGATTGCCGGGGTGAAGGTAGGCAAGGTGGCCTATGACGTTGTGCGCAACAAGCAAGGCTTCATCAAAGAGGTTGTGCCGCGTGGCTGAGAGGCTGAAAGGTCTACTGGATAGCGCACGCCTTAAGATAGGCGGATTGCTGGGTGACGCGCCCAAAGAGTTCGCGGTTGGTGCGGTATCTGGCGTTCCTGGGCTTGTGGGCGACATGGCCTATGGCCTTGGCACTGGCCTGATGAACACGCCGGGAGGCCAGTTCGCCCAGTGGGTGAGCAATGACGTATTGGGCATACCTTTGGCGATGCCTGAGTCTGTGGACTTCCCCGGTACATCTGACTACTTAGCCAACAAAGCGGGGTATGCGCCTCCTACTACGGCATCTGGGAAGGTTGGGCGGTTTGTAGGGAGCATTCTGTCTCCCGGCCCCGGCGAACTGTCTACGGTGGCTCATGCTGCCACTGATATTGCTCCGTGGCTGGCGGCAATCCCGTTCTGGCACGGCTCGCCCCACAAGTTCGACGCATTCGACCTGTCCCATATGGGTAAGGGCGAGGGCGCGCAGGCGTATGGGTGGGGGGCGTATGGGGCTGAGTCGCCGGAGGTGGCGAAACAGTATTTGAATGTCGACCCATCTGTCCCCGTCCCGCCGCGCAGGCAGTTTATGGGGCAAGACTTGGAGCCGGGAACGCCTGAGTACCACGCTGCGCGGCTTGCGTCTGAGGGAAAAGAGAGTCTAGCGGGGCTGCGAAAGCTCGTAGCAGGCTGGATATCGGATGCTAGGCCGGGGGAACCTACTGATGGATACCAGAAAACGCTTGAAATACTGAATCAGGCGCAGAAAAAGTCAGACTTCAAGCAACTGAAGCCAGAGCCGTACCTATACCGAGGCGAATACCGCTGGCCCGATCCTGCCAAAGAAGCGGCCACGCCGCTGACGGGTGAGGACTTGCTTCAGTGGGACAGGCCGCTGAGTGAGCAGCCGGAATCGTTTAGAGATGCGTTAATCGGCCTGCCAGAGATACAGGCGCGCATTTCCGCATCCGAGCGGCAACGGGTAAAACTGAATGAGCTACACCCCGCTAGAATTGGGAAAATACCGTCAGCAGACAAGCCCATAGACGCCTCCCGCATCACAGGGGATGAAGTTATATCAACCCTGCGGCAGTCTGGACTTAGCGAAGCGGATGTATCTAAAAAACTGTTGGAAATGGGCATCCCCGGCATCCGCTACCTAGACGGCATGAGCCGCGACGGCGGGCAGGGCACCTATAACTATGTGATGTTCGATGACAAGGGCATCAAGCTACTGGAGCGCAACGGGAGTCCAATCGAGGACTTCGCAGCGCGCAGGGCGGGGAAGGCGAAGCCGTATAGGGAGGCTATCAATGGCATGTAAAGGCAAAAAGAAAAAGGGCCGATGAAGGTATTGCACGTAGGGTGTGGAGGTTCAGACCTTCCCGATATCTTCCCTGACCTAGAGGAAATCCGGCTAGACCTAGACCCCGCATCCGGGGCCAACATGATTGGTTCTATGCTGGATATCCCGTTAGATGATGGGCGCGTAGACGTTGTATATACATCGCACACTTTGGAGCATGTGACCCAGCACGACGGGGTTAGGGCGCTGAAAGAGTTCCTTAGAGTTCTCCGCAAGGGCGGGCAATGCATTTGCATTGTCCCCAACATCGGGGCATTGGCGGAACGCATCGCTTCGGGAGATTTATATACGGAGTTGTATAACTCTCCCGGTGGGCCTGTGTGTGCTGCGGATATGCTTTACGGGCACCAGGGATTGATTGAACGGGACAGGCAGCATAAAGCCTACCGCTTCCAACACAAATTCGGATACACGCCTGAAACGCTCGCCAAGACCTTTGAGTCAGTGGGCTTTAGGGCGGTCAAGAGCCAGAAATTAAACGTATGGGATGTGGCCTGTACGGG